CCGCAACACTCGAACGCATACTGCATCTGGAGTTCGGCATTTTGCCCACGTTTTCGGACGACGTTGAGCAAAATGCCGAACTCCAGATGCAGTATGCGTTCGAGTGTCGGTTGCAGGGGTTAGACCCGTACTATGCGGGTGACTCGGATTACGAGCTTGACGACGAGTACGGTTGGGATGATGAAGTAGAGGAGGACGAGTGATGCGGTACATTGACATGACTCCCTCGTGGATTGAGACCGCACATATGCTCATCACTATTCTGGAAAACAGTGATGACCCCTCGGCTCTGGCATTTGCCCGCGACGAGATACTGCGTATGGGCGAGATTATCGATACCTACATGGCTCATGACAAAGCCGAGGAGAACGTAGATGGTTGAAAAACGCTACGTGATGGAATACGTTCCGTCTTGGTCCAACCGGGCTGAGTTGTATGAGCGTATGGCCGTAGAAGTCAAGTGTTGTGGAGAATGGCTGCGCGTCGGCGGGCGTTTTACGACGACCTGTGACCATTGCTACGCTGACTACAACAGTGCGGGTCAACAGCTCGCACCCCGTGACTACTGGGGCGAGGAAACCGGGGAACACTGGAGTGAGTGCTATTAATGGTGCTTTACGTGGTAGTCGCAATCATCGGTACGTATGCGCTCTACAAGGTGTTCGTAGACCGCTGATGTAAAAAGACCCCAGAGTCGTTCGGCTCTGGGGTCTTCATCACGGGAGGGTCTCATCGCGGGGGGCGATAGACCAATGATATCCACAACAGGAGAATATGCAATGACCGAAAAAGAGTTCCTTCTCGTCTATCGATACCTCAAGTCCATGGTTGCGGACCTGCCAGAGTGGCTTCGCATTGAACTACGGACCATCAACATTGAGATTTCTGAACATCTCAGCGAGTTTCGACAAGGCGAAGCGGAAGAACCAGATTGGGACCGTTATGCCCGTGAAATCAATTTTCTACTTGAGATGGAGGGGTACGACCCGATCTATACGATGGTCGCACCACTTTTAACTGCTGAGGGTTAGACGCTTTACTTCACAGTGTCACACCTTAAACTAGGCTTGGGTGGTATGTCGCCCTGATGTTCGTAGAAAGGAACGTATGATGTCTACAGTCGATCTCAAAGATATGGTGCAGCGTAACCTGACTCACATTGAAGTCGGTAAGCGTGAGTACCAGCACCAAGCCGTCACGTCGGTTGAAAAGCTTGCGTTTACTCTTGACAGGATAGTAGTGACGCTCGGCCAGCTCAGCGAGCGCATTGATCAGCTGGAAACTGCCGCCGCGCTTAGGACCGCTGCCTTCGTCGCCGACGGACCAGTGACCAAGGGATTTCTGCAGGTGGAACTGTGCCAGCTTCGGCAGCAGATTGACGCCGGTTTTGAAGACGTTGTTACAGAAAAAGTAGAAAACGCCTTGCGTGACTACGACTTCTGTCCGGATGTGGAAACGGCACTGGAAATGATCGGCCTTGACGAAAAGGTACGCGCTGCGGTTGATGACATCGATTTTGAACAGCGCTTCGTCAACACGCTGGATCAAGTCGACTGGGGTGACAACGTGGCAAAGGCACTTACAGAATTTCCGGCTTCGTTGGTTCTCCGCGATCAGTTCGATGAATGGGCCAAAGCCTATTTCAAGTTCAAGTCTTTCAGAATCACCGAAGAAGAGTGAGGGACCATGCGGGTAGGCATTCTCAAAGGTTCGCTGCGCGGTAAGCGCGGTACCATCGTCGAAGCAAAACAGGTTTTCGCCCTCGTCCGGTTGGACGGGGGCGATTTGCATTGGGTGCGGGTTGTGTACCTGATGCCGTGTGGAGAAGGCCGTAGGAGGGTCAAGGAGGCCTGTGGAGGTGTGGGTGGGTATGGTGGTAGCGTAAATGGGGTGGAGGGTCTGTAGGGGCTCGTATGGGGCGGGAAGTGGGATGGGTCGGTTGTGGAAGGGTTTTGGGGCTTGGAACAATGACCGGGGATTCGGTGGATGCAGTTAAGTGTTTGATATCGTTGGGGTTTGGGGGGAGGTTCACTGTCCGTTCTCAACTCTCTCTATAAGGAGATTAATGATATTGGAAGATATCGGAGTAAGGGATTGAAAAATAAGGAGATATTGAGATAGCGGGTTTTTGGCTAGGATTGAGATGTGTGATCGTCGAAGGACCAATATCCCGATATCTCACTATCAGTGAATGTTTTCAATGGGTTAGTCCGATATCTTAAGAATATCTTAACTATCATGGGTATACAGGGTCATCAAAAACGAACTTTTTATCCCCGGCGCGCACGCGAGGAGAGGATTTTTAAAATGATTCGATATTTGAAAAACACGCTTTCTCAATATCATTTGTAAAATCAATGTCTTATAAAAATATCATCCAATATCATTGATCCTCTTAAGAGAGAGAGTTTGTAAGGATCGTGTAACAGGCAAAAATCCGCACTTTTTCGGCCTGTTTTCGCGGTTGTCGGTGGAGCCGGGCGTCCGTATAGTGCGAGGTCAGAAAGACTCGGTTCAGGGGACCGCACATGGCAAGACCGAAGGCGACGTGGAAGCCTAAGACATCCGCGCTTGAAATCGTACCCAACCCGAAACAGGCGATGGGGCTCACTCCTCTGCAGAAAAAGTTCTGCGAGATCTATGCAACGGAGGACGTCACACAGACTGACGCCGCTCGCATGGCAGGATATGCAGAGGCAAGTGCTGCGGGGATGGCGTCATCGCTTCTCAATGGGCGCGATTATCCGCAAGCACTGGATTACATCCGACAGATAAAAAGTGAGCTCGCAAAGAAATACGAAGTTACTTTTGACAACCACGTTCGCAAGCTCGCCGAAATCCGCGACGCCGCGTTTACGCAAGGTAATTATCCGGCTGCGGTAAGTGCAGAGAAGGCTAGGGGTCAGGCCGCAGGTCTTTACATCACTCGCCAAGAGATTCTCGTGGGCAAGATCGACCAGATGTCGAAGGAAGAAGTCATGGCGGAAATTCGTCGGCTTCAGTCCGAGTTTCCTGCTCTTGCTGCTGCGACAGCCACCACGATTGATCTTGAGGCCGCACATGTCACTGGAAAAGAAACTCTGGGCGGACCTGAAAAAAGAAACCGCAAATAAGGTTCACTGGACTCGGTTAGAAGCGTGGGTAGGCGTAGGTATACCTGACCTCAATGGAGTGGCTCCTTCGCCGACGAGAGGCCCGGCAAATGGGATAGAATTTTGGCTCGAACTCAAGGTATGCAGAACTCAATCCTTAACACTTTATAACCTCTGGCGTCCTGCACAAATCGCATGGCAGACCTTGAGATCTCGTCAAACGTCGAACGTCTTCAACTTGGTCCGCCATCCAGAGTCAAAGTCTCTGTATATTTATGGCGCTCACAAGATCCCAGAGATCACGAAGGTCAATGGACCATGTACTGTTGACCCTGATTTCACAGTATCAGGACCAATGTCCTGTGCCAAGTGTATCGAATACATCGTGTCGTCTTTGGATGGGCGATGATCCATCGTCGTTTCTACTTCGTCCGAGCTGAAACGACGATAAGACGATCATAAGATCGTCATTTCGTCCCTCTCCCTACGACAGAGGAGACCAGTATCCACGGACGAAGGCCTCTCCCTACGACAGAGGAGACAGCTTTGACGATCGTGCGATCGAGCGCTCATCATATCGTCAATCGTCATATCGTCTAATCTACATTTCTTTTCGTCTAATCGTCTAATCCACGTGTCGAGTCCGTGGATTGGATGATTTGACAGTTGGATTATGTGGATTGGATGATTTGACAGTTGGATTATGTGGATTAACCTAAAACACATTTGATTTTGTGTTTTACCGCAGCGCAAAAACTTTTTTGCATCGCAAAATGCAAAAAACGCTTGTAAGGATAATTTAAGGCGTGCTATGGGTTTTGGTACCAGCTGCATGGTGCGGTTGGATAACGTAAGGTAAGGATACAAGCTATGACCAAGGTTAACGCTAAGGCCGCCGCCGCCGCCGCTCCCGCGAACAACGCGCTCTTCGGCACGGCTCAGTCCCCGGTCACCGTTCAGTCGCTCCGCGCATGGGTCAATCAGCATTGCGGCGGTAATTGGTCTCGCGCTGGTCTGGTCGTTCGCGACAACGTGGTCGCGGACTGGCAGAAGCAGGGTCTTAAGGGTCCGGTCCCGTTTGGGTACAACGGCAATCCGCACGGCACGCGCGCGCTGCTCCAGAACCACTTGTTCTCGTGCGCGAACGTGGCGGCGCATTGGACGTGGTGCAAGGCGGGCGACAAGGCTGCTATCGGCACGGTGAAGCAGCATACGCCGAACAACCCCGTTTGCTTGCTTGCGCTGCTCAATGGCGGCTATAGCCCGAGCAGCAAGTCATGGGGGACGCCTTACGTGCACCTTGTGCCGCTTGCGGCATAACAGGCAAAGCCCCGCCACGGCGGGGCTTTGCTTTGCCCATATTCTACAGATAGATTCCGTATAATCCGGATGAACTACGGAATCTTTTTGTAGAATCAATCAACAAATCTTTTCTGTCAAATCGTCCAATCCCCGTGATATATCAGTAGAATCCGATGATCTACGTGATATATCAGTAAAATCAATCAACAAATCTTTTCTGTCAAATCATCTGATCTACAAATCTCATCTGTGGATTCCGGAGATCGGCCCCCCCTTTCTCTATGCATGGAACCAAAACTCTGACCGAAACCGAGTTTTTTGAACCTCGTTAGCAAAATCTCAAAATTATGGACCCCCTTTTTGTAAATTCCGATTAAGGTACCCCGGTCAGTGGCCCCCTATTCGAAAACATGATTGCAAGGTACCGGGTCAGTGGCCCATACTCCACTGTAATTCTGCCGATGACCCCGGAGCCCCTTATGGCGAAGAGCCCTGTTTTAGGAGCCGCGTTGCGGCGAGCGTATCGCAGCCCGAAGGCTTGCCCCGTGGCCACGCAGGACATCCACGTAAACCTTGCAAACCGGAACCACGCCATTGAGGACTACGGCTACGGTCCCCTCAACCCGGACGAGCCTAGCCCCAAGTTTTGGAACCGTCTTGCAAAGATGTGGGGGATCACTCCCGATGAAGCGAAGAAGTCACGCTGCTCTAACTGTGCCGCATTTATTCAGACGGCAGAGATGCTGGCTTGTATCGAGCGCGGTATCGGATTTGATCCGGACGAACCTCCGGCGAATCAGAAGGCAGAAGCCGTCACTGCAAAAGTGGTGACGAATGCCGCGAACCTTGGTTATTGTCAATTGGTCCATTTCAAGTGTGCCGGGGATAGAACCTGTGATGCATGGTTGAAGGGCGGTCCT